GAAAAGACAATACTACAAAAACTGTCGATGGAGTACAACCTCCCAATCAAAAAGATTGAAGAGGCAGTATTCTATCAATTTAAGCACGTAACTAATGTGATGAGAGAAGGGAAGTTTGATGGAATTAGACTCCCGTATTTAGGACGATTTCATGTTAACCCTAACAGAATCAGGCACATAGAAAAGAATAAAAATGAAGGAGCTCGTAACCATAAGTGAAAACAAAGCAATCCCATCTGCTTATGCACTTGCTGTACCAGAGTTCAAAACATTAACAGCAAAAGAACTTTCATTTGTGTATTTCTATGCTGATCATAGATCCCCTTACGCCCCTTATGATGAAGAAGAAAGATACAATAAACTTCAAGACGATTTAAAAGTAAAAAGATCTGCAAAAATAGATGGGGCAATACGTAAATACAATGAACTGTCTGAAACCTCAGCAGTAAAACTTTTAAAATCTGCAAGACAAGCTGTAACTAAACTTGAAAAGTACTTTCAAACAGTAGATCTTACAGAACTTGATGAGAATGGGAAGTTAATGTATAGCGCTAAAGACTTAGTAGCTAACTTATCCAACATGGGGAAAGTAGTTAGCGGGTTGGATGAGTTAGAAGACATAGTTAAAAAGCAACAGCAGCAAGAATCAGCTAACCGGGGTGGAGTTGTAACTAACAAATATTCGCATTGAAAATTAAAAACACATACAAATTCTCCCCTGCTGCTCGCTACTATCTAGAACATGGATTTTATACAGATGCGTTGCCAGGAACTAAAGAATACTTCGAGTTTTGGGACGAAGAGCAGCGTAGATGTCTGCAGGGCTACGAAGTAGATGGGATTAAAATATCTGGGTATCACTATTTCTACTTAAACTACTGTCCAATAGACCGAGCAGTAGATGAAACCCAAGAAGATGGGTCCATATTGGCTAAACGTGAAAGAACTTTCCCCGCATTTTATGACGGGGATTTTGACTTTTTCCATGTTATAGATAACTGTCGTAAAACAAACAAACACTTAACAGTTCTTAAAGCGCGTCGTAAGGGCTATTCCTATAAAGCCGGGTCTATGATGGCTCGTAACTATTTTCATGTAAAGAATTCTAAAAACTTTGTATTTGCTGAGCAAAAAGAATACCTGATTGGGGATGGGATATTATCAAAAGTGTGGGATTTTATTTCTTTTGTAGATGATAACACTGCATGGACCCAGCCTCGATTGATAGATAAAGAAATGCACAAGCAGGCTGGGTACAAGAAGAGAGTAAATGGGGCAGACGTCACGCTTGGGAAAAAGTCTCAGGTTATTGGGGTGTCACTCAAAGACAACCCAGACAAAGTACGTGGTAAAGCAGGTGAATTAATTTTCTTTGAAGAGGCGGGATCCTTTAATGGACTGTTAAAAGCTTGGGAAGTAGCAATGCCTACAATGAGACAAGGTTCAAAAACACTTGGGACAATGATTGCCTTTGGAACGGGTGGGGAAGAGGGCCCCGGGTTTGAATCTATGGAAGAAATGTTCTATCACCCAGAAGCATATGATTGCATGCACTTTGATAACATCTGGGATGAAGGTGCACAAGGAACTAAGTGTGGATATTTTGTCCCAATCTATCAAAACCTTGACGGATTTATAGATGAAGACGGAAATTCTCTAATCGAATCAGCTAAAGCATTTGAAGAAGAACAAAGAGAGAAGAAAAGAAAAGCAAATGACCCTAAAGCATTTGATCAATATATAGCAGAACACCCATTCTCCCCGCAAGAAGCAACTTTACAAGTTACAGCAAACCTTTTTGATGTAGGAACTCTTAAAGAGCAGTACAACAGGGTAATGGTACATGAGCTTTGGAAAAAAGAAGGTACTGCAGGGGATTTATATCATGATCAAAATAACAATGTACAGTTCCGCCCAAACCCTGCAAGAAAACCAATTATTAAATTCCCGCATAGAAAAGATGATGCTATAGAAGGGACAGTAGTTATATATGAATCCCCATTTAGAACAAAAGAAAACCTAACCCCGCACAATTTATACTTTATTTGTCATGACCCTTATGCACAATCTGGGAGTACTGGAGATTCATTAGGGGCAGCGTACGTAATTAAACGTACAAACAACTTATCAAAACCTGACGATATAATTGTAGCGTCTTACGTAGGCCGCCCAAAAACCCAAGATGAGTATAACAGGAATCTATTTATGTTAGCAGATTTCTATAATGCAAAGATTGGGTTTGAGAACGATAGGGGGGAAGTAATCCCATACGCTAAAAGATTTAGAAAACTTCACAAACTCCAGGAAGAGTTTGAAATGCTTGATAAAAAAGAACTTCAATCTCGTAACGTAAAACGTCAGTACGGGATGCATATGACTCAATCTCGTAAACAGCAAGGAGAGTTATACATACGAGATTGGTTAAGTTCCCCAAGAAGTAAAGACGAAGAAGGAAATGTAACTCTTAATTTACACAAGATTTACGACCCTGCACTTCTACAAGAGCTAATTAAATTTAATCACAAAGGAAACTTTGACCGTTCTATGGCACTCATGATTGGGATGTATCATAGCCGAGAGTTATATAATAGAGAAGTAGTTGAAGTTCTAAATGACCGTTCGCAGGACGATTGGTTTGACCGAAATTACAAGTAATTTTGCAAGGATATGTACGGTTCCCATAAAATTCCACAACAAAGACTCCCATTAAGTAAGAAAACTCAAAAGTGGAGAGAAGAATGTATAGACGCATTCATAAATCTCTCAAAGTTTGGGTTATCTGAAAGAAGAAGTTACTTAAAGACATTATACGATTACTATAATGGGGAGATTGATGAGCAGGATTATAAATACGTTCTAAAACCGTACGGACGTACAAGAGAAAACTTCCCATCCAAATTACGTAACTACCCAATAATCAAACCAATTGTTGATTTGTTGTTGGGAGAAAAATCTAAAAGACCTTTAAACTTTACTGTAGGAGTTGCTAACTCTGACGCAGTATCTTTAAAAGAAAAAGCAAAGCAAGAAGCATTATTTGTAGCTGTACAAAAAATGTTCCTTCAAGAGGTTTCAAAGAAGATGGGGCAAGAGTTGACGCAAGATGAAGAGGTTCAACTCCCGGAAGAAGTTATATCTCAATTTGAAGGTAGTTATGTAGATCAAAGAGCTATAATTGGGCAAAATGCTTTGAACTACATAATGCAGAACGAAGAAGTCTACGACAAATTCCAAAAACTATTTTTTCACTATTTGGTTTCTGGGGAGTGTTACACTGAAAAAGGGATTAGAAGCAACGAGCCTTTCTATGACGTAATTAACCCTTTAGACATAGACTACGATAAAGACCCAGACATTGATTTTGTAGAAGACGCAGATTGGGCAATAATTAGAAAGTTTGCTCACGCATCTACAATTATTGACAATTTTGGTGATTACTTAACAGACGAACAAATACTTGCACTCGAAGACCCTCAACAATCTTCCGTAGATTCTTATCTGTTGTACCGAGCTGAAGCTTCCGGGGCAGACGACAACATTTATAGAAACAGACTTATAGAATGCGTAACAGTTTATTGGAAAAGCCGTAAACGTATCGGGTTTGTAGAGTACATAGATGAAAATACAGGAAATCTTGAACAATTTGAAGTTGAAGAAACCTATAGAATGCCTGCAGAATTAAAAGAAATGGGGGCTAAGTTAAACTGGGAGTGGGTTAACGAAGTATGGCAAGGAACTAAAATTGATGGGAGGTTTTTTATAAACATAAACCCGATCCCAAATCAAAGACTTTCTTTAGATAACCCATCAAGATGTAAACTCCCAATTAATGGTAGAAAGTACTCAGACATAAACTCCAACAACATTTCTTTAGTAAGTCTGGGTATTCCGTATCAGCTTAACTACAACATTTACAAGTACAGACTTGAACTTGCAATTGCCCGAAGCAAAGATATTATTGCTCAGTTTGATATTAACATGATCCCTAAGAAATGGGACATGGATAAATTTATGTACTACGTAGAAGGTACAGGTATAGCATGGGTTGATTATAACAAAGAAGGAATACAACTTTCTCCCCAGCATCAGTCTGTTCTTGATATGTCTATAAAGACTATAGAGCAATACATAATTCTCTTAGAGTCTATTATGCAAGAATGGGAGAAAATTTCTGGTGTTAATAGACAGCGACAAGGAGCTATAGGACAATACGAGGGAAAAGGAAGTTCACAACAAGCTATTCTACAGTCTTCTCATATTACCGAAGACTTGTTTAGAAAGTTTACTCAGTTTGAGCAAAGAGAACTTCAAGGACTTTTAGATTATTCTAAAGAAGCTTGGGTGCAGGGTAAAAAGGCTATGTATGTAATGCCTGACATGTCTACTCAAACAATAGACTTAGATGCACTTAAACATATGGAGTCTGAGTATGGGGTGTTTGTAACTAATTCTGGGAGAGAAAAAGAAAAGATTGATGGAGCTAAAGCGTTAGGTCAATCAATGGTTCAGAACGGGGTACCTGCATCTCATGTTCTTGAAATGATGGAGAGTGAAAACTTTGCAGAGATTAAAAAGAAGATTGAAGAGGCTGAGAAAATCCAAAGAGAGTTAGAAGAAAAGCAGAAAGAAGCTCAAATGCAGATGGAGCAGCGAAGAGCTCAAACTGAAGAGATGAGAATAAAGCAAGAAGCTATTGATAAAGAAAAAGATAGACAACTTGAAATAGAAAAAGAACTTATCAAAGCTGAAGCAAATGATTCTCAAGATAAATTAAATCTTGATCTTCAAAAGATGATGCAAGACTTTCAGTTAAAAGAACGAGAACTAGACTTAAAACAACAAGCCCTGGATAAAGAAGGGGACTTAACTCCAGATAATGAGTAATATGGATTACTTTGAAAAAGCTAAAAAAGCTGCCAAGAAATATACAGTTCTAGACTTAATACCTGAATTGTTAGATGCTGCTACAAAAGTGCACATATTACATTTGAGCGTAACAGGTCCTGGATCTTACGCACAGCATATAGCTCTTAATGAATTGTATGATGCTCTCCCCGATTTAGTAGACGCTGTTGCTGAGAGCTGGCAAGGTGTTACAGGAGAAATACCTAAATATAAACCTAATCAAGCACCTACATTAAATTCAGTTTCTGATTGCATAGACTACTTAGAGCAGATACATCAAAAAATAACGAATGCTCAAAAAACTATAAAGTACTCAGAAATTGTAAACGACTTAGACAACATCAAAAGTCAATTAAATAAAACAAAGTACAAACTGAAGTTTCTTACATAATGACTAATGCTGAAAGGAGAGAATTATTAGAGCAAACAAAAAAAGCTCAGCAAGAAGGGTTTGAAGCATCTGTATTAGATGTATTTCAAAACCCTCAAGTACTTCAAGATTTTTATAAAGAACAGCAACCTCTCCCATTTGAGCATGTCAGACAAGAACAAGTAGGACGGCAACAAAATCAAAATCAAATCGAAGTTGCTTCTACTCCACATAGTCAACAAAAAGGACTTAGAGGACGGTCTCGTAGTGAAATGCCTCAGGCAATGGTTTTCCCAAACGTCTCTCCTAATACCCCATTCAACACAATGGGTATGAAAGCGCCCATAGATATTAAGAAGTATGATGAGCAGGGACACTTGGTAAAATCCTACGAGAACGTTCCTCCAGGAATTAAATCTCTCCCAACCGGGTCCGCGAGAGGTACTATTGTAGAAACTCCTGCGAGAATGAGATATGGTGGATATAAACCTTTACCAAAATACTAGATGTTATATATTTAACAACTAGTATAAAAAATAATTAAACAGATTTTTAACTAAACACTTTAAATACATTTGTAACATGGCAGACACAAAAGAAAAACTCGACCTAGATTCTATCTCCTTTGACGATATGCTAGGAGATGGACTTAATTCTGTATCAGAAGAGACAGACACTGATATAGATACTGTTGAAGAAGAGGAAGAAATTGAAGAAGAAGAGAAAGAAGAAATAGAAGAAGAAGATTCCTTTGAAGAAGAAGAGGAAGAAGAAGAGGAAGAGGAAGAATTTGAAGATGATGACATTGAAGGTGAAGGTGACGATGATGACGACGACTCAAGTTCAGTAGCAGCAGAAATTGCAAAAACGCTTGGGTTTGAACTTGAAAATGAATATGCAGATACAGTTGAAGGATTAACTGAGTTTGCAAGAGATCTTTCTCAAGAAATAGCAGAAGATCAACTTGAATCATTATTTGAACAATTCCCAGAAGTACAAAAACATTTAGATTATGTAATGGCTGGGGGAGATTCTGAAAAGTTCTTTGAAGCTTATAATCCACAAACTGATTATAACAACATTGAACTTGGGGAAAATGACTCGGGAATGCAAAAAGCTGTACTTGCCCAATACCTACAATTAAAAGGACACGAGCAAGAGTTTATCCAAGAAATGATTGAAGATTTTGAGGATAGCGGTAAACTGTACGGTAAAGCTACTCAAGCAAAAGATGCGCTTGCACAAGCTCAAGCTGATTACAGGCAGCAAATGCTTGAACAACAGGAGCAAGAAAACCAAAAAATGCTTGAAGAACAAGCGCAGTTTTGGGACGAAGTTGCAGATACAATTGAGTCTGGGAATGAGTTTGCAGGAATCAGAATCCCAGACAAACATAAATCAAGATTCTTTGATTATATCTCTGAACCAGTAGGTCCAAACGGAGAGACACAAAGAGACTTGGATTATGCAGAAGCAGAATTAGAAGCTAAGCTTGCAGTTGATTACTTAATGTATAATGGTTTCAATCTTAGCGACATTATAGATACTAAAGCGAGAACAAAAAGCGCTCAAAGTTTGAGAGATAGAATTCAATCAAATCAAGAAAAAGTTAAGAGCGCACGTAAAGCTCGCAAGAGTACAAAAACATTTGATCCAGACGACCTGGATACGACGGCGCTTTTTTAAAACTTAAAACAATAAAATAGAATATCATGGCTTTACAACAAGTCTTAAAGACTTATTACAATGATCAGCAGATGACCGACACTAACTCGTTGGTCAACGCTCTAATGGAAAAACCAGAGGAGTTATCACCTATTATTACTCACCTTGCAGGCCGTGAGGAAAAGAAATTCCCACTCTCTTTCCTTACAGAAGGTGTAGGTAACACTAAATCAATTGACCGTTTCGAGTACGAGTACCGGGTTAAAACTCATGAAGTAAACGTACGTCCTGTAGTTTCTTCAAGCGGTAACGGTGCAGGAGGTTCAATCTTTACTGTAGTATTCCCAGACAAATGGTTCATTTTCCCATACACTCTTGTATCTCAAACTGGGGTACTTGCACGTATTATGGCAGAACCACAACCAGTTTCTGGTGGATATGAGTATAAACTGAAACTCGTTTCTCCTGACCAGACAAGTATGCCTTCTGCAGATATTGCCGCAGGCGCACTGTTTGGTATGCTCTATGCTAACGTAGGAATTGACTTCTCTCGTGGAAACGCTTCTAACTGGAGTGCTCCAGGTCTCGTGCGTTCTAAAATTGGTACGATCCGTAAATCATATCACTTCTCAGGAAATGCAAAAGATTATGTTGCACAGTTTGAGCTCCCACTTAAAGAAGGTCGTTCTACTAAGCTTTGGATGGACTACGAAGAATACCGTCACATGCTCAAGTTCAAAGAAGAGTGTGAAATGTACTACTGGTATGGTGCTAAAACTTATGACAACAACGGTGTTAACCAAATGTTGGATGAGAATGGTCAGCCAGTAATTTCTGGTCCTGGTCTATTTGAGCAAATTATTAACAAAGACACTTACTCTAACCTTACTCAGTCTAAACTTGAGGATGTTATTGGTGACCTTTTCTACGGTATGACCGATGCTACTGACAAGCAAGTAACATTGTTTACAGGTATTGGTGGTGCTCGTGAGTTTGATAAAGCTCTGAGATCTTACTACGCTAACGGTATTTCTGGTTCAGGTGTAGGCACTGCAACTAACCAATACCTCCAAACTCGTGATGCTAAGTTTATCACAGGTAGCGGACGTAGTCTTGGTATTACTGGCTACTTTACTTCTTACGATCACATTGATGGTCACACAGTAAACGTAGTTAAAGTTCCATTGTTTGATCACGGACCAGTTGCTCAGGCATCTAACCAGCACCCAGAAAGTGGATTGCCACTTGAGTCTTACCGTATGGTGTTTGTTGACCAGTCTACTTATGATGGTCAAAACAACCTCCAAATGATTAACAAGAAAGGACGTGAAATGCTTCGCTGGTGTGTTGCAGGTTCAGTCGTACCTAACGGCTTTACTTCAACTGACACTCGCGCATCTGATATCGACGGTGCTTCTGTCCACATGTTGAAAACTGCAGGTATCTTGCTTCGTCGCTTTGATACTTCGCTGGATCTTCAGTGTGTAGCATCGTAATTTGTGTTTGGTTTGCAGAGGCGGGGAGGCTTTTTAGTCTCCCCTCTTCTAAACCAAATACCTTTATACAAATCAAATACAATAACTAGTAGTTATTCTTTAAACTTTAAAAGAACATGAGAAAAGTAATTATTCGCAGAAAAGAAGTCTTCAATCATCTCCCTAAAGAGATTAGAGCTGGAGCAAAAGTTAGAATTGGTTCACACTATGTAGGACGCCAACCGCTAAAGGGCGTTGAAGGTGAAGAAGCAAAAAAACTTTTAAAAGACATTATTGATGTTCCCCCAAATCATCAGGATTGGCCTAAACTTGAAAAAGAGTTTTGGGCTTCATTATACATTAAAGTTCCTTTTGAAGGTGTAGAGCTTAATGTTACTACTGACGAGGACGGTAATCCAGAAAATCCTTTGGATTATATTAAATACAAGTGGTGTTTAAAACACAGACTTGTTGGGGTAACAAAAGAAGAAATGAATCAAGATGGACGTAAACGCTTTTACATCTACGATCCTCAAAAAGATCTTCTTAAAAAGAACACACTTGTTAAAGTGAGTAAAGAAGCTGACAAAGAATTTATCAAAATCTCATCTAAATCAGATCAGATGAAGATGCTGCTTAGAGTTTTATCTAAAGATTCTAACCCAGATAGAATGACTGAAATGGAGATTGAGAACGCTCTTTACGAAATTAAAAACCAAAACCCTGCAAGATTCTTGAAGTTTGCTACAGACAAAGATCTTGAACTTAAATCAGAGATTGCAGAAATGGTAGAGAAAGATGTAATCCGTAAGATTGGGAACCAACACATCTATGAAGATGAAACTATCGGTGAGAATCTTGCAGACACAATTATTTACTTTAAGAACAAGAAAAACTCAGGCGCTGTAAATGCAATGCGAGCACGTCTGAAAGAAGCTAAGGTATAATGACTGTTGGAGAAATGCATATATCTGTTAACCTGGGGGTGCAAAAAATTGCATCCTTCCAGGTTGACAATTTACTTCCTCAAGAGATAGATCATGAGCTCAATGCAGCTATGGATAGGTTTGTCAAGAGGAGGTATGTGCCGGAAGGAAATAAATACAGACGAGGGTTTGAACAGTCACAAAAAAGAATAGATGACTTAAGAAACCTTGTAGTAGATAGAGCCCTTCCTGCATTTTTCTTATCAGATTCTTTAGGAGATACCCCAACGTTTGGGGATAATTTTTTTGTAGAGAGATCAGCTCTTCCTACAGATTACTTGTTTTTAGTTAATGTAGTAGCATCTACAAGACACAATTGTGGTCAGGTTATACAAACTGGTTTAAATACCACAGAAAAAACATTTGTACAAATTAAGCTTACTCCCCCAATAACAGG